CGCCCTTCTGGATCTGATCGAATCATCATCCGTTTTGATCTGGTCGCCACTCGGATAGGTTCTAGTCCATTTGCCACAGGAAGCCTGTACTGGACACTGAAGAGCGCCACTGTCGTGGACGCTGGCACCGGTCACGCTGTCGGATCTAATTTCTTCAAAGGTTTAATTCTTGGCTACCAAGGCGGCACTTCGACGTTCAAAAATCCAGTGCTTGAAGCTGTGTTTCGTGTTGTTGGCGTGCGCGAGACAGTCACAGAAGAAACAATCACAACAAACCGCGTATTTGAGCGTTACAGCGCATTGGCCGAAGTTAGTCGTTATGGCTCACTAATCCAGCGCAGTTGCGACAGTTCACCCGAGCACGAGATCGTCTACATCAACGAAAGCTTGGAGGATTCGCCACCTGCTCAATACCCACGTTGCGCGATGGCGGGTTTGCGGTTGCGTGCTGGCGCACAGTTCCGCGCCTTGGATCAGTTCCGCATGTTTGTAACAGACGGCCTGAAAGTACCGACGCTTCCTGAAACTGGAGCCAGCACACTAAGCAGCTCCAACTTGTTCACGGAGTTGGCAAACTATTTGATCACAAACACAGAGACTGGCGCAGGGAATGTTGCTGCTGGTTTGGTTGATGAAGATCAAATGCGAGCAACTACACGCTTTTTACAAGCCAATAATCTGTTTTTCAACGACGTAATTACTGATCCCGTCAATATCCGCACCTATCTAGGCGAAATTGCCCCTTCGATGCTGTGCGCTCTTGTTATCCGTAACGGGCGATTCTCGATTGAACCGGCATTGCCTACAACACCAACTGGAGCAATTAGCCCAAACAAGGTGCCGATTACGGCGATGTTTACGTCAGGCAATATCCTTGAAGATTCCTTTTCGGTTGAGTATTTACCGGCGGAAGAGCGCAAAGACTTCACCGCAATTATTCGCTGGCGCCAGTACACCGAAAACCAGCTTCCTCAAACACGGGCATACGAGGCGTACTACACAGCTACCCCAGAAAGCAAGCGCCCGATTGAGGAGTTTGACTTGCGCTGGGTCACTAGCGAATCACACGCTATCCGCGCAGCGCGTTACTTCTTGGCAATCCGGCGACATGTTACGCACACAGTCAAGTTCAAAACAACGCCGCTTGGTAGTGCGCTTATTCCCGGCAGCTACATCATCGTCAGCACAGAAGCCAATCCGTACACACCACTTAATAACGGGATTGTCCTGCCCGACGGCAAGATCATTAGCGCGTCACCCCTAGAAACTGGCACGTACCCGATCTACTACTGGCAGCGCGGCAAAACCGCAGTTGATGAGGACACCATGGTTGTGGTTGAAGACGAATCCGACGGACTGGTCAAGGTCTTCGCACCACGCGATGTGCTGTTCGCTGTACGCAATACAGAACCGCGGCAGAACTGTTACATGGTTGAGGCGATTACGCTAGATGAGGATGGGATGGTTGATGTCGTGGCAAGCCACTTCCCACTGGATTCGTCTGGGCGTAGCGTGATTGCACGCGAAATCCTCGGGTCTGACGGTTCACCGTTCACTGGCACGTCCCTGTAATGGCTTTTCCTGATTACATCCCATCAGAACGCAGTTTCAATCCAGGTGACTGGCCTGTTACGCGTTACACCAGCCAGAACGGTGCTGAGATCAGGATTTTGCGTGGCAGCAATCGCGTCAACGCCACGCTGGATCTGACCTTCAACAACGTGACCGATACGGTCGCCGCAGAATTTCTGGCGCATTACCGCGAAGTCAAAGGCACCTTCGAGACTTGGTACTTTGGCACTGACCCCAAGGTTTTTCAGGGGTGGGAAGACTCAGACACCGATGAGCTGGAGGCATTTCCATGGGGTCTGGCTTGGCGTTATCAAGCTGCACCGGAAATTAGCCAAGTCAAAAAGGGTCGGAGCACAGTTCGTGTTCAGCTCGTTGCCGTAACGGCTGCTTAAACTACTGAAAGGAGGCTCCAGCGATGGCAAAGGTCTACACAGGCAAGGACGGTTCATTGGTGTTGCTTGGTGACCCCATTCGCACTATCGCGAAGGTAATCAACTGGAGCCTTGAAGGACAGGCTGATGCGCTAGATACAACGACATTGGGTGATTCCTTTCGTACTTATGAAATTGGGTTGCAAGGCTTCACTGGATCAGCCACGCTGCTCTTCTACGCTGCTGATGACGGCGAAAATAGCGCTTCAAGGCTGTTAAAGCTCGCCAAAGCCGGTAGTGTCGACGCAGCCGGTAGCAAAATCGCACTATCGTTCCGCTTGGGCGTGCCAGGAACAGCATTGGGCAAGGAAACAGTGCTAACTCCCCTCATTACTAGCTACCAGTACGGCGCTTCCGTAGGCGAGATCGTTCAAGCAAGCATCAGCTTCACTGTCAGCGGTGAACCCAGCTACTTGGTCTGATGGCTGTATATCTCGGCTCTTTCGGTTACATCGCCCTGACCCGTAAAGGCAGTGGTACGGGTGAGTCACTTGTCGTCACTGCAGGCAGCGTCAATACAACAGAACGACGGTTCAAGCCAACTTATACATCTGGGGCAGACATAACCAACGTCTTGTTCACAGGTGATCGTGTAACGATTGAACGCGACGGCGCCGGCGATCTAACTTTTATTGATGGCGCTGGACCTACAGGAGCTTGGTACATCCACGTCGATGAACTTGGCTCCATTCGCCTTTTTGATTCCTTGCCCAATGCACTGGAAGGATTAAAGGCAAATGCCGTTGCGTTGTTAGATCCAGCGGCAAATGTAGGCATTGTGCTGACTGTCAAAGACAACCCGCAACGAATCCTTGGCCAGGTGGCTAGCTACGAATTAAACACCGCCAAAGAAGCTGTCGATGTAACTGCACTGTCTGATTCGTTCAGGTCGCAGTATTCGGCATTGGTATCAGGCAGCGGGCAACTAACAGCCTTCTGGGATTTTGATAGCACAATCGGCAGCACAACTGAAACGCCGCATTACCTTTTGCAGCTTGCATTACGCACAGAAATTGGCGGTGAGTTTGCCGCTCGTCTGTTTTTGAAACCTGAAACCGCTGGCAGTGGACCCGCAGATGAAGCCTTGTACTACGCCTTTGATGGTGTAATTACAAATGCTGGCATCCAATTAAATCCAGATGCAGTAATGCAAGCGACGATTGATTTTGTCACAACTGGTCCGATTCGCTTGTTACTGCCTACCCCAACAGACGAGGTACTGACAGAAGGCGGCTTCAAGCTGCTGGCGGAAGACGATCTTACTCTGGATATGGAGCTGCCGATAGACTGATCGTTATGGAGCCCTAGCGCAATGGCTGACAAGCGGATTACAGACCTAAACAGTCTGCTGCAGGCAGATGTGGCATCCACGGATGTGCTGCCGATTGTTGACCTGAGCGCCAGCGAGACGAAGAAGGTAACTGTTCAAGCCTTGATCAGCGCCGCGATGGCGTTGGTGAGTGATGGCAGCATCCCTAGCGCCAAGGTCACGTTTGCCGCTGGCTCGATTGTTGCGGCATCACTTGCCACTGATTCAGTCGTTACCGCCAAGATTGAAGATGGCGCTGTCACTGGCGCCAAGCTTGCTGCCGATAGCTCTGTCGTTGTAGCTGCCACCGCGCCAGCTTCCGGTGACTTCACCGGTCAAATCTTTATTGATACTGATACCGAAACCGCTCAGTACTGGAACGGCAGTGCTTGGACTGATTTCGCTGGCAACGATGCGGTGATCACAATCACTGGCGCCACCAGTGAGATCGTCAATATCACCGCCACCAAGACCGGCAACACAGTTGCACTGGCAACCACGCTGGACAACACCGGCGCTGCAAACCAGTTTTTAGCTGGTCCTGTTGGTGGTGCTGGCGCGGTTGCGTATCGCACGATTGCTGCCAGCGATATGCCTGCAGCGACTGACGCTGCTCGTGGTGCCGTTCAGGTCAACGGTGAAGGGCTGCGCATGGATGGCAGCGTCATCGAAATCGACAACGACGTAACGGCAGTCACTGACATCAACAATGGTGCCCGTGTCATCACCTACGACGCCAAAGGTCTTGTAACTGGCAGTCGCGCACTAAACAGCAGCGATTACCCCGCTGCTACAGCGTCCGACATTGGCATGGTGCGCCCCGGCACCGGTTTGGATGTTGATGTTGATGGCGTCCTGAACCACAGCAACACCGCCACACCTGGCACCTACACCAAGGTGACGGTTGACGACGAAGGGCATATCACCACCGGCACATCGCTGACTGGCGCTGATTTGCCAAACCACTCGGCTGGTTTGTTGACCACGGGCACGCTGGACATTGCTCGCCTCGCCAACAACACCGTTACCGGCTTGAAGCTGGCGAACAGCTCCACCGCACTGTTCGGTGACACGCAGCCTGTCGCTGAATACACAGGTCAGTTGTATTTCAACTCACTGACCCGTGACATCTACATCTGGG